TGGGAGCGTGCAAAGTATCATAATTATCGATTTGACCAAACTGGAGGATTTTGATGACCGCGGGTCGTCCACGCAAACCTATTGAACAGAAGCGCAAAACAGGCCGAACTCCTACAACGGATTCAGGTGGTCGCAAACTTCCTGACGTTCAGAAGATTACCGTTTTGCCTATGGCCGATGGTATTCCTACTCCTCCTATGGATCTTGGTCTTGAAGGCAGAGATCTTTGGGGAAAAGCTTGGGATCGTGCAATCACTTGGCTTTCTCCTGTAAGTGATTTGACACAAGTTCATCATGCTTGTCGAGTGGCAGATGATCTTAATTTGGCAAGAACAGTTTACAATACGACACGTGACTCACAAGACGGGCGGCTTGTGGTTGCACTAAGTAAATCTTTCCATGAGGCTTTGGCCTCGTTAGGATTTACACCAACATCTCGCTCGCAATTAGGCGTAGCGGAGGTCAAGCGTGTCACAGCTCTCGAACAACTCATTGCAACCAAACGAGCCAAATAATTCTTGGCCACCTAAGTGGCTTACACCTGTATCTGAAGAAGATCAACTAAGAGGCGATGGTCCTGTCTATTCTCAGTTTGCTGAAACTGTTTGCCGAGTTACTAAAGACTCACTAGGTGGACAAGCAGGTGAATTACTTAAACTTCGTTCATGGCAAGCATCTCTTCTTGATCATGCATTTGCTAGAAAAGAAAACGGAAGATTTAAGCACCGCATTGCCTTAATAGGCATGGCTCGTAAAAACGGCAAGTCTGCTTTAGGCGCAGCAGTCGGTTTAGCTGGTTTAACTTTAGGCGGACATGGTTCTGAGATCTATTCATGTGCAGCAGATAGAGATCAAGCACGAATTGTGTTTGGTACTGCTAAACGTATGGTCGAATTAGATCCTGAATTATCAAAAATGTTTACTCTTTACCGCGACACAATTGAATATAAAGATACTGGTTCTGTCTATAAAGTCCTCTCGGCAGAGGCTTACACAAAAGAAGGTCTAAATCCGTCACCTCTTGTGATCTTCGATGAAGTTCATGCGCAGCCAAATCGCGAACTTTGGGATGTAATGTCTCTTGCCGGAGGCGCAAGAGCCGACTCTTTGCTGTTTGGTATTACTACGGCTGGTGTAAAAACACAGACTGATGGTCAAGATTCTTTGTGTTATTCACTTTACCAGTATGGACAGCAGCTAGTTAAAAAGGAATTAGAAGATCCGTCATTCTTCTTTGCTTGGTGGGAACCAAAGAATGTTGAGGGAGATCATCGAGAACGATTCATGTGGGAAGAATCAAACCCAGGTTTTAACGACATTGTCGACTCTGAAGATTTTGAGTCTTCGGTGCTTAGAACACCAGAAGCAGAATTTCGAACTAAGCGAACTAACTGCTTTGTTTCAACAGCTACTGCATGGCTTCCTACCGGAAGCTGGGATGCATTGGTTGACAAGGACAGAGTGCCAATGCAAGGTGAAGATGTCATTCTCGCATTCGATGGAGCCTTCTCTAACGACTCAACAGCCTTAATTGCGTGGCTTATAGGTTCTGAAAAACCACATCTGATGGTTGTAGGACTATGGGAAAGACCAATTGATGCTGATCAAGCGTGGCATGTGCCTGTTGCAGAGGTCGAAAAGACCATTATGGATGCTTGTAGAGACGGCAGATTTAATGTAAAAGAGATTGTTTTTGATCCTGCAAGATGGAATAGAACTTTCATGGTGCTAGATGAAGATGGTTTGCCATGCGTTTCTTATCCAAACTCAGCAGAACGTATGGTTCCTGCAACACAAAAGTTTTACGAAGCAGTAGTTAATAAGTCATTTACGCACGATGGTGATGAACGTCTTGCTAGGCATGTGGCTAACTGTGTGACAAAACAATCATCACGAGGTGTCATGGTTGCTAAGGCATCATCTAGAAGAAAAGTAGATGCTGCGGTTGCTTCCATCTTTGGTTATGACCGAGCAACACAACCTCCTGGACCTAAAGAACCTGTTTCCAGGTATTTCTCAATACAAGTATGAGGAGCATCATGAAAAAAATTGACTTTTCTTTATTTGTAGAATTGGCAGGAGTAATTCTTGTCGCAGTCGGGGTCGCTATGTTCTCTGTTCCACTTGCCTTTATTACGGTAGGCGGATTTCTTATTTGGGCTACAGAAAAGGCTAATTGATGACCGCTGGTATCTATAACACAACTATTGATCAAGGTTCTATTTGGTCAGTCGTACTGGTTTACACTGATTCTAACAACGTTGCAGTTAATCTAACTGGCTATACTGCGTCAATGCAACTACGCCAAAGTTATAATTCTGCAACTGCTGATTTAACTTTAACAACAGCTAATGGCGGTATTACTATTGTTGGTGCTACAGGAACTATTACAATCAATGCAACAGCTACTCAAACAGGTTTACTTGATGCAGGTCTTTATGTTTACGATCTAGAATTAACTTCAGGTTCTAACATTTCTCGACTTATCCAAGGTCAATTAACAGTTGCAGAGCAGGTGACACGATAATGACAGCCAATAAAGTCACCATCAATGAAACTAATAATACCGTTGCTGTTTCAGCTCCTGGTCCTCAAGGTGCACTAGGACCAACTGGTCCTACAGGTTCTATTGGTGCAACTGGTCCTACCGGATCTACTGGACCTACAGGTTCTCAAGGTATTCAGGGTGTAACAGGTCCAACTGGAGCTCAAGGTATTCAAGGCGTCACAGGACCAACTGGACCTCAGGGTGTAACAGGTCCAACTGGAGCGCAAGGTCCAACAGGTCCAACTGGCGCTCAAGGAATTCAAGGCATTCAAGGACCGACCGGTCCAACTGGTCCGCAGGGAATCCAAGGTCCAACAGGACCAACGGGATCACAAGGCATTCAAGGTGTAACTGGACCTACAGGACCTCAAGGAATTCAGGGACCAACAGGTCCCACCGGTCCGCAAGGAATTCAAGGAGTTACTGGACCAACCGGTCCTACAGGAGCTCAAGGCATTCAAGGTTTCACAGGTCCAACTGGACCTCAGGGAATACAAGGACCAACAGGACCAATCGGTCCAACTGGCGCAGACTCATTTGTAACCGGACCTACAGGATCAACTGGACCGCAGGGAATTCAAGGCGTTCAAGGTATTCAGGGAATCCAAGGACCGACTGGTCCACTAGGACCAACTGGATCTACAGGTCCAACAGGAGCAGCTTCGACTGTGACCGGTCCAACAGGAGCATCAGGACCAACTGGTCCGCAAGGTGTTTCTGGACCAACAGGACCAACAGGATCTGCTGGCTTAGATGGAGATAGATACAAAACAACATCTACTACTTCACTATTAGTTGGCAATGGTACAAAAACTTTAACAACTGTTGATCTTAATTTAGATTATTCAGCATCTCAAAACGTTGTAATTTCATACGACGTAAATAACACCATGCGTGGTGAAGTTGTTTCATATAATGGAACAACTGGTGTTCTGGTTGTAACAATTGCTAAACATACCGGTTCTGGAACTTATACATCTTGGCAAGTTAATTTAGATGGATCAGTTGGTATTCAAGGCGATACAGGTCCGACAGGTCCTACTGGCGCAACAGGAATTCAAGGATCAACAGGTCCAACCGGTGCGATTGGTGCAACTGGTCCTACAGGTTCAACTGGCTTAACTGGAAATACAGGACCTACCGGTGCACAAGGCATTCAGGGAATCCAAGGTGTGCAAGGAATTCAGGGAGTAACGGGTCCAACAGGTCCGCAAGGACAAACAGGACCAACAGGTGCTCAAGGAATTCAAGGAGACGTTGGTGCAACTGGACCGACTGGTCCGCAAGGAATACAAGGATCTACAGGGCCTACAGGTCCGCAGGGAAACCAAGGAATTCAAGGAATCACAGGACCAACGGGTCCACAAGGAATTGAAGGACCGACAGGTCCAACTGGTCCTCAAGGTATTCAGGGCATCCAAGGAGTTACAGGTCCGACAGGACCACAAGGTATTCAAGGTCCAACGGGTCCTCAAGGAATTCAAGGTGTTCAAGGCGTAACTGGGCCAACAGGTTCTCAAGGAATTCAAGGTCCAACCGGACCAACAGGTGCAACTGGACCAACTGGATCTACAGGACCAACAGGATCTCAGGGAATTCAAGGACCAACTGGAGCATCAGGACCTACTGGAGAATCTGGTCCAACTGGAGCAACAGGTCCAACAGGATCACAAGGTGCAGATAACCCAGTTGTTGATTATCTTGACGGTGGTAATGTTGCAAATACCGACATTATTTATAATGCAGGATCATCAACTACTTCATCTTGGACTTATACAATTGACGCTGGCGGGGCGACAGTAACCTTCTAAACAAGCGAAAGCAGGAATCATGACAGCAAGAATGCAACAACGCCGAGATACGGCAGCAAACTGGACCAGTACAAATCCAACACTTGCGGCTGGCGAAATGGGTATTGAAACAGATACTTATAAATTGAAAGTTGGTAATGGTTCGACTGCATGGACAAGTTTACCATATTCAATTGATATACCAAGTCAAACTGGTCAATCAGGAAAGTATTTAACTACTAATGGTACTACTACAAGTTGGAGTACTGTTGCTGGTGACATTGAAGGTGTAACTGCAGGCACTGGTTTAAGTGGAGGTGGTACATCAGGAACTGTAACTTTATCAATTGATACTTCAACTACCGTTGATAAGACAACTGCGCAGACTTTAAGCAGTAAAACTTTGACAAGTCCAGTTGTAAATACCGCAACTAATGTTGGTCTTAGTTCATCTAACATTGCAACTGGAACTCTTACTGATAACATAGTTAGAGGTTTAAACGAAGATGTAAACGTTGTAGCTTCTGCTGCTACAGGAACAATAAACCTTGATGTTGCAACTGCATCAGTTTGGTACTACACATCAAATGCAACTGCAAATCATACTCTTAACTTTAGATATTCAAGTAGCGTCTCACTAAATACTTTTATGAACACAGGTGATTCACTTACTGTTGTTTGGCTTAATACCAATGGCACAACTGCTTACTATCCAAGTGCAATTACTATTGACGGTAATTCAGTAACACCAAAAGTGCCTGCGGCAATTACGGGTGGCAACGCGTCTGCCATTGACGCTTACACTTTTACAATTATTAAAACAGCATCTGCGACTTTCACAGTGCTAGAAACACAAACCAAGTTCGCTTAAGGGGAATCAAATGCCTATACTAGAATCATTTGCTGGAGCTTCTGCCCGTGGTTTTGGCTTTTCCACTGGCATTCCTTGGGACGGAGTTGTTGACTACCTTGTAATTGCCGGCGGCGGCGGAGGTGGAGGAAACTCTGCAAACGGTAATCAAAGTCTTGGAGGCGGAGGAGCAGGTGGTTACAGAACTTCTTGGTCAACTACTGGCGGCGGTGGTGCAGCGGAAAGCAAATTAACTTTAGTAAGAGGCACTACTTACACAATTACTGTCGGCAACGGTGGCACTGGTGGTAGCGGTAGTAGCAATACTAAAGGCGGAGAAGGTGGCAATTCTTCTATCGCTGGTTCTGGTCTTAGTACTTTAACATCGACAGGTGGCGGTGGGGGTTCTAGCCAAGATCAAGCGGCTGGTAATGGCGGTTCAAGCGGTGGCGGTGGAGCGGGATATAATACTCCCGGTACAAGAACGGCATCTCCAGTGCAAGGTTATTCAGGCGGATCTGGAGTGTTTTATGATACAGGTTGGGGCGGCGGTGGCGGCGGTGCGGGAGAAGCTGGAGCAGCTGGTAACGTGTCTGGAAAAGGTGGAGACGGTTTAGCATCAAGCATTACTGGAACATCTGTTACAAGAGCTGGTGGCGCTGGCGGCGGTCGAGTTAATTCTCCACGCAACGCACCAGCAGCTGGCGGAGCAGGCGGTGGTGGTACAGGAAGCACTACAGGTGGAGGTGCTGCAACTGCTGGTCAAACAAATACTGGTTCGGGTGGCGGTCCAGGCTACGGCAGTCCTGCAGCAAACGGCGCAGCTGGTGGTTCTGGAGTTGTTATTATTAGAACATCTATTGCGGCTGCATCAACTACAGGTTCACCATCAAATCCAATTTTTGGAGTTTATGTCTTCAATGGCGATGGGAGCATTACATTCTAATGGCACACTTTGCAAAGTTAGACGAAAACAATAACGTTCTTGCAGTTCATGTTGTAAACAATGATGTTATTACTCATGACGGTATAGAATCAGAGCAACTTGGAATTGACTTTTTGACGCAGTTGCATGGTCATTCTTTATGGAAGCAAACATCTTTTAATAATAGTTTTCGTAGACAATATGCTGCTGTCGGTGGCAGTTACAATGCAGTTGCTGACATATTTGTAGCACCAAAACCTTGGCCTTCTTGGTTACTAGATCAAAACTTTAATTGGTATCCACCTATTGTTAAACCTGATGATGGAAAAAAATATTCGTGGAACGAAGAAACAATATCTTGGAATGAGATTATAAGCGAATAAAAAGGTCGGGGGACAAATGAAAATTGCTGTTTATACTATTGCTCTCAACGAACAAGCCTTTGTTGAGCGTTGGTACAAAAGCGCAAAAGAGGCAGACTATCTTTTAATTGCTGATACAGGATCAACTGATCTTACAGTTAAATATGCAAAAAATCTAGGTATAAATGTAATTCAAATAGGTGTCAAACCTTGGCGCTTTGATGATGCTAGAAATGCGGCTTTATCAGCGCTTCCTATAGACATTGATTACTGTATAGCTTTAGATATGGACGAAGAACTTCAAGTTGGCTGGCGCAAAGAACTAGAATCTTTAGAATCCAGAATTACTAGACCAAGATACAAATACACTTGGTCATGGAATCCAGATGGATCACCTGGTTTAACTTATGGCGGAGATAAAATCCATTCTAGAAAAAACTACAGATGGAAACATCCTGTACATGAAGTTTTAACTTGCACAACTAATGAAGTGCAACAATGGACAAAGTTAGAAATCCATCATCATCCAGATGATACTAAATCTAGAGGTCAATACTTTGATCTGCTTGCTCAATCGGTTTTAGAAGATCCAACAGATGATCGAAATTGTTTCTATAATGCAAGAGAATTGTTCTTTCATAATAAGTGTATAGAAGCAATGAAAGAGTTTAAGCGTCATTTAAGTCTTCCTAAAGCTCAATGGAAACCTGAGCGAGCAGCATCAATGAGATACCTTGCTAAAATGGAAGAAGCAGAAACAGAATCTTGGCTGCTTAAAGCAATTGCCGAATCGCCAAACAGCCGAGAACCTAGAGTAGATCTTGCTCAGTATTACTATTCCAAGAGTCTTTGGTTAGACTGTTACGCACATGCTCACGCTGCGCTAAGGATTACAGAACAACCTTTAGAATATCTAGTAGAATCAGATGCTTGGGGATACTTACCTCATGATCTAATTGCAATCGCATGTTACAATATGGACAAATTAGACGAAGCAGTAGAACACGGTAAAAAAGCTGCCGAATTAGCACCATGGATCGACAGACTTAAAGAAAATCTAACTTTCTATAAAGAAGTACCCACGATGAAAGGCAACTAAATGAGTCTATCAAATAGACTGCGCAAAACAGGAGAAAAAAGAACTAATAATCAGTTCTTAGAACCGTATTTACCTGGTCGCGCTCTTTATGCAACTCCAGCAGGAGTAGATGTAAACTCTCATACAGCAATTAGAATGTCAACTGTTTATGCTTGCGTAAGACTTTTAGGTGACACAATTAGTTCTCTTCCGCTTTCAGCGTACGTCCGCCGTGGACGATCAAGAATTAACTACGCATCTGTTTACGGTGAATTGCCAGCATGGATAAACAAGCCAAATCCAGACTCAACTCGTTTAGAGTTCTATGAGCAAGTAATCTCATCGCTAAACCTTCATGGCAATGCATTCATTCTAACCGTACGTGACGATATGGGCGACGTTCAAGAGCTTTATTGCATAAACCCACTCCAGGTGCGTATACGTCGTCCTGATCCAATGGGCGAGATTGAATACATAGTTACAATTGGGCAAACCAATCAAGATCCAACAAATCAGTTTTATGATAATGCACAACCTTTTGATCCACTGTCAACAAAGACCATGGTTTTAACAAAGAATGAAATGCTACACATTCCTATGTTTAGATTACCTGGTCAGTTACTTGGACTTGGTCCTATTGCAGCAGCTCGTATAACTTTAGGATCAGCTATGGCTGCAGAAGTTTATGCAGCAAGTTATTTTGGAAATGCAGCAAATCCTGGTGGAGTTATTGAATCTCCAGGTGAAATGACGGAAGAACAAGCCGCTGACATTGCCCGCAACTGGAATATGTCTCACACAGGACCTTATCGCGCCGGAAAGCTTGGCATTTTAACCAGCGGAGCAACATTTAAGCCACTTACCCTTAATGCTGCAGATGCACAACTTCTAGAAGTACGTAGATTTGGTGTAGAAGAAATTGCTAGACTATTCCGTGTACCTGTATCTTTGCTTGGCCACCCTGTTGCAGGGGCAATGTCATTTGCATCCGTTGAAGCCCAGAACTTGTCATTTGTGCAGCATTCTTTACGTCCTTTGCTTGAAAGACTTGAGCAAGCACTCTCACCTTTGCTTCCTGAATCAGATGGTTTTATTAAGTTCAACCTTGATGCGTTACTGCGTGGAACAACACTAGAACGCTATGATGCCTATACAAAAGGCCTACGCGAAGGCTTTCTAAGCCTAAACGACGTCCGTTACGTAGAAGATCTTGCACCTCTTGGTGAGTCTGGAGATCAATACAGAGTTCCACTGCAAAATATTGATGCAGCAGACGCAAAAGATGTTGGCTTAAACCTACGTGCCGACATTGCAGCCAAGTTAATTCAAGTAGGTTTTGATCCAAAATCTGTCATTGAAGCTGTTGGTCTACCTGATATGAATCACACAGGTTTGCCTTCAAATCAATTGCAACCAATTTCAACAATAGATCCTACGGATCCTAAAGCAGCATACGAGGTGCAGTAGTGTTGAATGAAGACAAAGACTCAAGGAGTAAAATGAAAAAAATCGAACGGCGCACATATACTGTGCAAGATGTTGAAACTCGGGCAGATGACGATGGAAAGCTACGCTTGTCAGGATATGCAGCACGGTTTGATAGTCCTAGCGTACCACTTCCATTTATAGAAACAATTGCACGCGGAGCATTTAGAAAAACACTAACAGAAATTCCAGATGTTAGACTGTTAGTTAATCATGATGGACTTCCACTAGCTCGTACAAAAAATGGTACAATGACTTTAATTGAAGATGACATTGGACTAAGATTTGAAGCTGAACTAGCAGACACGCAAGAAGCAAGAGATTTGCATGCTTTAATTGCTAGAGGCGATGTTGATCAAATGAGTTTTGCATTCCGTGTAATTAGACAAAAATGGAGTGACGACCGCAAAATGCGTACATTAACAGAAGTATCTTTAGCAGATGGTGATGTATCAGTTGTTACTTATCCAGCTTATCCAGAGACTATGGTAGAAGCACGAGAGACAATTAAAAAGTTACGTTTTACATCTGATCAAACAACAGAAGATATGGCTCGTTATGCCGAATCATATGATAAAGCACGTAGCGGAATTGCAGAATTGATTTCACTTGAAGCACAAGAGATGGCAGATGGAAGCGATGAGACAGATTCAATTACTCATCTTCTTGCTGCAGCTTCTCATCTTATTGAGTGGTATTCAGGAGAAGTTGAAGAAGAAGGTATTCAATTGCCAGGTGCTGAAATGCCTGAAGTAGAAATGCCAATGACTGATCCAATGGCAGAACCAATGGTTGAGGATATGTATAAAAACTCAGCACCTAAACTAATGTCATTGCGTTTAGCAAAAGCAATTATAAACAATACAAAATAATATTCTGTTGACAAATAGTTAACAGATACCGAAGTCGGAGCGAGACTCACACCCTAGAAGCGCCGTGATGCTTATCGCCACCACCTCGACCAAACTCATAAGGAGCAGAATACAATGTCATACCTTGACAAAGTAATCGAGCGCCGTGATGCAGTAAAGGTAGAAATGGATGCAGTTCTTGAAGCAGTAGCTGAAGAGAACCGCACCGACCTAACTGCAGAGGAGACCGAGAAGGTTGACGCTCTTGTAGAAGAGTCACGTTCACTCGATGTAAAGATCGAAAAGCTAAAGACACAGGCTGATGCAGACGTAAAAGCTGCAGAAATCCGTGCAGCAGTTGCACCAGTTGCAACTCCAGTAGGTGGCGCTCGCGTTATCTCTGAAGTACGTACATACACACCAGAAGCAGAAGCATCATTTGTGAAGGATGCGTACAACGCACAATTCAAGAATGACTTTGCTGCATCTGAGCGTCTTGCTCGCCACATGCGTGAAGAATCAGTTGAAAACCGCGCGGTTGCCACTGGCAACTTTGATGGTCTTGTGGTACCACAGTACCTAACAGATCT